AATCCATAAGGAGGCATCAATGGTTGTTGCCGTGCTTGCAGTTCCACCGTTTAGTACGTTGGTATCACCGAGCGTAACAGAGGCTGTGGTGGAGCTTGCATTCACCTCATAAAAAACTTCAGGCCGAACAGGCCATCCAGAACCGATACGAAAAGGGACAATATTTCCGACATATACGCCTGCCGCAGTAGATGTGTTATAGAGTGTCGCTGCAAAACTGAGTTGTCGAATCTGGTTATAACCCGCCGGTAAATCAACAAGAGTGTCTCCGGCAGCAGCATTTCGGGTGCTGAGAATCAAGCCGGGTGTCACTCCATCACTAATGGCATATAGATATAAAAATACGCTTCCTACACTGCCACTGGTATTAGCAGTATAAAAGCTGGGTCTTGCTCCCCTTTTGAATGAAACACCAGTTTCTGTGGTTGTAAACTGGCTTTCTGCCATGGCTGTTGTTCCGGAGACAGAGAGCAGTTTACGAGCTTGTCCACTGGCTGTTAAAATAATATCGCCCGCTTGTAAAATACCGGTTTGAGAGCTTGAAAAGGTGAGAGCTGTACTGCCGGTTGTTACGGTGACTGTACCGGTTAAGTTGGACGATTGAGCAATTCCATTGAGACCGACTGTTGTAATATCAAGGGTTGTAGAGGTGAATTTAATAATATTGGCTGTATCATCGCTACTGCGTTCTTGTATGCTTGCAACCGTAAAGGCGGTGGGGGTGCTGTAGCGAGGGGCTGAACTTTTCGAGTAATTTCGAGGCAAGGGCAAGCCTGCATTTTCCATGATGGTTTTAGAGCTGTTATTTAAATAGACATTCAGCCCAGTTGCGTTAACGAAGATATCCCCTTCCTGTAAAGTGCCGGGAGTTCCAATGACTTGAATACTTCCGGTTCCGGTAGTCGAGATATCAATTAAACCGCTGCTTCCACCAGCGATAGCATTTGCAGCGGTTGTATAAAGTTTGAGCGTAGTTGTTGAGACAGCGAACGCATAGTAGGTGATGTTGTTAAGAATCCCGCTGGGAAGGGTACCACCCGGTAAGACCCGAATACGGACGGGGCTGCCTGTTGTAATTGTGTGGTTAGAGGAAAAGACCAGGGCATCGTTAATGATATCGACTGAGCTTACCGTAGCCAGGACGGCTTGAAGATTGGCATAACCGTCTTGCAGTCGAGTGCTATCAACAATGATACCGATACCGGTACTGCGTTCACTGATCCCATTGGTTAGAATATTATTTGTTGTGCTGAAAGTTCCTGTTTGATTGAATGTTCCACTTTCAATGGTGCTTAAACGACTATCCTGGCTATTCGATTCATTCACTTGTTGATTGAGTTCTGAATTGATATCATCCGCATTAATTAAATTTCCATTTTGAATTTGTGCACTTTTTAAGCGCGATATTTGAGACATGAAATCCCCTCTATCTATAATCTGTAGAATATTGTCCCAGCCGAACTAATCCGCTAAAGCCTAAAAATACGGGTGCTGTTATTCCGGAGATACCGCTTAGTGTTAGCTGTAACTGCGTACCATTCCCACAAACGGGTAGTTTATTCATTGAAAGAGCCATTCCCAGGCCATAATAACTGCTTCCGTAAATGGCTGCCGGCGGAGCTTCACCATAAACAGCCCCGGTATTACTGGCCTGAATGGTTTTAGTGATGCTTTTGACCGTGTTGTTGCCCCCACCTCGCCACTGCTGTCGGATTGTTACTGTTTCTGGACCTAAAATTAAAAACCAGGCATTGAGATTGGTTAATTCTTTTAACTGTAGCTGTGTATTGAAATTGAAATAAGGATATTGAAACTGATAGGTATAGCCCACACCGTTGTAAGTGGAAGAGTTGAACCAGGTATTGATTTGTCCGAGATTGTCACCTGTGTAGAAACTGCGATTGAAGTTTAAACTGCACCGGGGAGGGGATGGAAAACCATCCCGAATCGACCAAATATAGTCTTCGGAGGCATCATTGGGTAATGCCAGGACTAAAATGGTATCAACGTCCACATTAGAACCCGTTGGAATGGCTATCCAAACTTCGTTTCGCTCTTTGTGGTAGCACATCCAGGCTTTATCTTTAGCCGAGGTATTGAGTTGACGGTATTTTTCAAGGATTTTTCTCTCTCCAATGATTTTAGGTTGAATGGTTCCTGACGTACTGGCCGTGGTCAGGCTGTAAATCCCTTCTTCATCCGTAAAAATGAAGTCTCCGCCAATTTGAACAACACAATTGTTATTGAGGCAGCCGTAGGTGCTATTAAGTTCTTGAAGGGCAAAATCCGACGGTGTACTGCCCGTGAGTAACCATAGGGAGCTTTCTTTCCAGATGGCCAGGTAGGTTTCATTTAATGCCGGAATATTAATAGAGCGCAGTGCGGTAATGCCCTGGCCGTCCCCAGGAGCAACTTGAATAACAGCCCCATTGGTATCGGTACTGACAGGTGTTGTTGTAACCAGGTCAGGGGCTAATTCGTTACTGATGGTTAAATGCGCCGGGAACCGACTGGGAGAACCAGAACTGGAGCCCCCTTGGAAGTTTGCACTGATTAAACGATTGCTATAAGTGGCTAAAATGGACGGGAAGTTATAAATTTCGCTTCCATTCGTGAGTGGAAAGCTAGACATTGCAGCGACAGGATTTATACCGTCCCATTTGATGGGAGTGCTATTGGCGTCGCTGACAAAGAGGCTTCCTTTAAGAACCGCAGAACTGATTGGCTTGCCCGCACTGAGGTTTGTATAAAGGTTACTCCCCACAGCTCCGGTCGAAAGGTCAATCGCCTTGAGTTTACCGCGACAGGCGGCAAGGAGATGCTTCGTTCGGTTCGCGTCTGTGAAGCCAATCAGTCCATCAATGGAGGAATCCTCCTCCAGGGCGGTTGTAAGAGCGTTGTATCCCTGGTTATAAGCAGTAAAGGTACCTAATGTTCCTTTGTGAAGGTTTACGAGATTTGCAGCACTGGAAGACTGCACAACAAATGGCGATTTACTGAGATCCATCCCTTCATAGTTGCCAAAAAAGGCAAAGGGACGGATATTATCCGCTTGTGGCATGATATTCCCTTTTTATTCAAATCAGTGTAGGGGAGGGTCTTGTACCCTCCCGTTATTTCCCATACAGCGGGAGCCCACAAGAGGCTCCCCTACAAAAGAGATTGTCAGGATTGAAAATAGTGGGGTGTCATTAACTCAGCTTCTGCCAGAATGCCCATTAATCTTTCATTGGCAGGCATTGCCTCGGTAAAACCTTTTGCCATGTCATAGTAATATTTTGCTTGATCTTCGATATATCGCAGCCATGCATCCGGTATCAGAAAGGTATCGCTAGGATTGATTAATCGTGAAAATGCTTGGGTGAATTTATAGCTGACTAGGCCATCCCTATTGGGTATTGGATAAAATCCGACTTGATCGCTGCCTTCGTAATAGACAAAACTCGGTTTGCCAGTATCTGTTGTATATCCCAGATAAATATTTTGGAGTGCTTCCAGGCTAATAAGTGTTAACGGTGTAACGCCGCTGCTGATATCGGTAAAGGACCATTGAAGCAGACTCCATTGATGGGCATTGATATCCAGGTTATAAAGACGCGTTCCACTGCTCAAGGTGATGCTTTTAGAGGTATTGAGCAATAAGGGTAGATCGTTGGGTAATCCGTCAATTAAGTCCTGATAGGCATCATTGACGTATCCAACCAAATCGAGCGTTTCATCACTCTCGGAAAAACTGCTAAAGGAGCTGTCAATTCGGACTTTCCGTGCTACACGTTGTACGACTTGAAGTAAGGTATCAGACATGAAACTGTTTCCAATTGTAAATATATAAAAACAAACCATTCCAAATGCTTACGGTTATACGTTTATGCGTTTAGAAATAAAGCATTGGGGCAAAGGATAGAAAAGTATTAAATTATTTAATATTTTTTATCAGGCTTGGGTTCATTATTAATGGAATTAAGCAACGTTATATCGATGCTTAACAAGTGAAAGTAAGGATGGGATTGTATGTCAACAATAAATGCAGGTAATAATTATGGATTGTGGACTCCTCCACAAAAACAACCTGTAGTGACGCCTAGCTCGTCAACGACAACTGTTAATACCGTGGGTACAGACGACAAAACAGCGCCGCTTACACCAACGACGACAAGTTCAACGACGTCAACGGCACCGGTTGATGACACATCGAAAACACCTGCCCATGTGTCAAAAGATCAACGAGCATCTCAAGGGATAACAGATGAGATTGCTAAAAATGCCAAAGAGAAAGGTAAAGAGTCTTATTATAAAAATGGTTACCTGGATGTTCGTAACGCTAGCGGTGAAACGAAGCGGATGCTCCGAAGCGGTCATGAAGTCAAAGATGGCAAAGTGGTTAAGTCTGATGGAATTATGAATAAGCTGGCTCGCAATAGCGGAAAAACTAAATTGGCGGCTCTTGGCGTTCTTCTTGGTGGTGGTGGTTATGCTTTATGGCAACATCACAAAAAGAAACAAGAACAACAGTAAGGGTAAAGTATGTAATCGTTTAATTTAATCAAGACAACTCTCTAAATAAATGGAGAGAGGCTAGCAGCCTCTCCCCGGATAGCGAGATTATTTTTGAACGTGGCGTCTTAATATGAATAAAGATTCAACACCTGTAATGCCAGGTGTTGTTCCGCCCTGTACGAGATCAACTCGTAAGGAGGGTGGGAAATTTCCTGTTCTCAGCTCTTGTGCTGAATCGAATCATATCCTATCGTTCATGTGGTTTAAGCATTCTCTGTACCGCTTCGAGATCGTTTTGTGCAGATTGCAGTGCTAATTTTTCTTTTTCTTCTCGAAGTGCCGGTGTCGATTTTGCGTTCGGTCCCACATACTCAACCAGATAGTTTTTATTGAAAATAAACCCTTCCGCCATATGTCCAGGCAGCATCGTTTTTTTTCGGTGCTTTTCATCAATATCTTGATTACTCACACTAAAAAGGTGATACGGATTAAGATGCTCCCTGTGCTCTTCGAGCATGAGTTCAATCGGATTTTTCATGGACATAGTTCCCTCTGCTATACGTTGGAAACGTAAATAACGCCACCCGCGTTGGATTGTGTTGCAAACACTTTGGAACCATACAGGTAGAGACCTTTTACCAAATCCGCAAAACTGTTTTCCTGACGAACCGATTCAATTTTATTGAGTTGAGATGCAAAGGAAATAAAGTCTCTGTTAAAGAACAATAAAGGAATTGTGCCATTGACTGCGCTATAGTTCGTTGTGACATGAACGGTAAATCCACCGAATTTACCGACACGACCATTTTTAATGGATTCATCCACCATGGTTGTCGAACGATCTCTTAATTCAGGTGATTTTAAAATGATGGCCCGAACAGTAGGGTTTACAACAGCATGCATTTCCATATCCGGATCCTGGTTGGCATTGGCAAAGGTGGTTGCCATGTCGACAAATGCATCATATACATTGGCTGGAGTGAGGGTCGTTGGCAACGAGGTTGAGCCTTGGACATTGGCCGGAGCCGCATCCACGTAGTGGCTGAGTAAGCGGCTATCGATGGTGTTACGAATACCTACGGCCGCACGCTTCAAGTAGCCTTCCATAATATTAATATCGGATTGTGCTTTATCGAGATCATCCACCTTAAACGCAAAATGCTTGGATTGATCAATCACTAAAGTATTATCAGTTCCGGAGACATCGGTAATGGTAATGTTGCCATTCCGAGTGTAGGTATTAATGGCGACATCCCCAAATTGACGCACGTGGACCGTGTCACCAAAATTTTGAATGTCGCCTTCAAAATCGGTATTGACTAATCCCTGCATAACCGTGAGTTTGTCGTACAGTTTAATGAATTTTTTAGACCAGATTGCTGGAACAAAACCAGTAAAGCTGTTTGTCATAATATCCCCTCTAAATTAAATGTTATTTAATCAGTTTTTGTGCCAATTGCTTATCAATATCCGCTTCATGTTTAAGATAGTCCTGCATCGACATTTTGCTGATTTGTTCTGCGGTAAAGGCTTCCGGGAATCCGGTTTGATTGGAAACCTTTTTGCCGGCTATGAGTGATTCGGGTGAATTGGGTATCGAAATTTTGACTTTGGGTTCTTGTGCAGCCAGTTTTTTATCGATTCCCAACTCTTGAATTCCCTTAAGAACAGCTCGCATTTTACCCGCTTGTGATGCCAATTGAACCTCAAAAATGGGATCGGAAGCTGCTTTTTTTTCGATATAGTGTGCGAGTTGATCGAGGTGAGTATCCAGCTCAGGGAATCGCGACACCCACTCATCCCGGACGTGTCGCCACTCATTAAAGTGTCTTTTTTCACGTAAGGTATCTTGTTTTTGATTAATGAGCGTTTTTTGGCTGATATAGTTTTGAAGCCGATTGAGGGCGTTTGTATACGCTCCTTGGACTTCGCTGGCAAGCGCATTTTGTCCGTTGGATTTCAGTTGAAGAAGATAATCATTTAAAGCGGACGGCTCCATTTCATAAATACTTTTACCGTTCGGAGCAAAAATGCCGTCTTGAGGCAGTCCCGAAAGAAGATTAATGCTCTGAAGTTGCTGTGCTTGTAAGCTCAGTTGTTGCTCTAAACGTTGAATATCACTTTCAGCTAATGTCTGATCATCCTTTGCATTGAGGTGATTTGCCAAAATGCGATCGAGGTTCTCTCGGTTGGCTTGTCCTTCTTCACTTTTAGCATCAAAACCATTCGGTTCCGGACTTAGGGTTTTGAGTTGTTGTCCAAGCTCTGGATTTTTATTTTCTTCAGTTTCTGGAGCGCTTTCACGCTCGCGACTCCCGCTGCGAAGGCTATCATTACTTTGTGAGCTGTCCAGAGTGCTATTAAAGCTGTCATCATTGTATGTATTTCCTTTTAATAAGTTTTTATTCTCCCATCCCCCCTTTGCGGAGGAGGGTTGGGATGGGGGGGATTGCATATTTTCCCCTCTAAATTCTGAGATAAAGCGCTGAAGATCCTCATTCGTTTCCAGGGGATTATCGTCTAGGGTCATGGATTTCCTCCTTTCTTGTACTGTTTATAAACAGCAAATGGCTATATAAAGGAAACTTTCTATATAATTTGTATTCTTTAGAAAAATCTGTATAATCGAGATCATGACGGTGAGCCGTGGCTCATTAAATTGACCTGTGAATAAAGCTTCCAAATTCTTACGATGGAGGTATTCAATTCCAGCATGAGTACGGGAATCATTTATACTGCACCTGCCAATCTTGCTGTTTTGCCTGCAAGTTCAATAAGCTCACCTTCAGTGTCTCAGCCGC